GCGTAGGATACTTTCAGCTTTATTTGTATTTACTTTTGTGGTATACTATTCAAGTAAAGAAGTAAAAGCACAGCAAAATCCGTTAGTGTGTTTTACTGAAGAACAAGCCTTGGCTAATGCTAAAGAAGAAAACCAACGCTTAATCTTTACTGGTATAAATCTCAGCAATCAGCCGTTTGAATTGTGGGCTTCCTCCGAAAGCTACGTACTTCTTATACTACTTCCAGACGGCACTAAGTGTACCTCCACGTCGCTTCTAGGCTTTACATTATCTAACAAAATAGGCAATCCAACATGACTGTTGAATCGGCAACTTTTATTAGCCAACTTGCTCCAGCTAACCCAGCATCTAGCGACAATATTAGTGAAGGCGACGATCACCTCCGTCTAATCAAGTCTGTCCTACAGGCTCAGTTTCCGAATATTGGTGCAGAGGCAATTAACCCTACTGTTTCGCAGTTTAACAAACTTGGGTTCGAACCTGGCACAATTGTCATGTTTGCTTCCAACACTGCTCCCAATACACAGACAATTAGCGGCGTAGATGACTGGCTTTTGTGTGACGGTTCCAACTACAGTACAACAACCTATGCAACGTTGTACAGTATTATCGGCACCACCTTTGGAACATCTGGAGCTAACTTTAAAGTTCCTGACTACCGTACCTATTTGCCGGTAGGTGTCGGCGGAACGTTTGTTCTCGGCACGGCTCAAAGTGCAGTGGCTGCAACTGGGACCGATGTTATTAAGCTTCAGCCAATCAACTTCCTGATCAAAACATGATGCTAAATGGAACTGGACATCAAAACGCTAATTACCGTAGGGGGAATCGCAGCGTCTGTGATTGGGTCAGCAGCGGTTGCTAAACATCAACTGAAGACCATACACGAAAACATCAAAGAGATTTTTACATCTCTGAAGAAACTAGATCAGCGTACTGACAAGCACGATATTAACACTGAGATGCTCAACTCCAAAGTCACTGTACTGGCTTCGATGATGTCTCCCGATACCTTGGAGAGACGGCACAGAGAGGTAGAGGCGCTGAAGAAAGACGTAGAGTTTTTGAAGGAAAAAGTAAAATGATCAACTACCGAGGCGAAAAGTTCTCAGGGTACAACAAGCCAAAGCGCACCCCCGGTAAGAACAAGAAGTTTGCAGTATTGGCCAAGCAGGGCAGCAACGTCAAACTTATCCGCTTTGGTGATCCAAATATGTCTATCAAGAAAGACCAGCCGAAAAGACGCAAAAGTTTCAGAGCGCGTCATAAGTGCGATACCAACCCGCCTAGCAAACTTACAGCTAGGTATTGGTCGTGTAAAAAGTGGTAAACGTTAACTAGGAGAAAACCATGAAAAGTTACGCAGGTGGTAGCCACGGTAAAGGAAACCGTCCGGTACAGTCAGGTATGGGCAATAAGCCTGTTGCCAAAGCTGGCGGTAACCGTTTCCCGGCTGGCAAAGGTAAATAGTATTGGACACTAAAGAAAAAGCTGCTCAAGCTTCCGTCATTCTAGGTAACGAAGCCTTTCAGGAGATGGTTAAGAACTTAGAAGAAAATTTGGTACTTGAGTGGAAAATATCTGACAATCCTGAACACAGAGAATTTTGTTGGTTGAAGTTGAACGCTCTTAGTTCAATTTTGGAAGACCTAGAGGCTTTCATACACAACGACAAAATCGAAAACAACTAACAATGAGGTAAAAATATGAGCGACGGTCAGACCAATCCGACTGAGTCGGAAGTCACTACGCCACAGCTTAATATGCTTGATGTCATGTTTGGAAGTGAAGAAAACACTAATCCAGAAGTAACATCATCTGAAGAAGTATCTGATTCAACTGTGGAGAACGAGGCGGAAGTCGAGTACGAAGCAGTAGACGATAGCGAAGTAGAGCTATCAGAAGATGATAACGAGTACGACGTATACGAAGAAGAGGAAGTTGTAGAGACCTCACCTAGCTATACCGTAAAGGTAGACGGCGAAGAATTTGAGGTTACCCTTGACGAACTCCGAAACGGATACCAGCGTCAGGCGGACTATACCCGTAAGGCGCAGTCTCTAGCTGAACAGCGTAAAGCTTATGAAGCTAACCTAGAGGCAGTAAATCAGGAAAGGCAGCAGTACAGTCAGGTTCTGGAGAACATGGCTCAGTACCAAAACCTTGAACTCGCACAGTACCAAAATATCAACTGGCAGGAACTCAAAGAAAACGACCCCATGGAGTACATGGAAAAGCGTATTGAGTTCCAGGATGCTAAGGATAAAGTTGTTCAAATTCAAGCAGAGCAACAGCGAGTTCGTCAGCAGACCGAGGCAGAATTTACTCAGCGTTTGACCAATGTTGTCAAGTCTGAGGCTGAGAAACTTTCTCAGATTTTGCCAGAGTATGCTGGTCCCGATTCGACCCTTCGCAATGAACTGAGAAGTTACGCTCTGTCACAGGGCTTTTCTGAACAGGACATTGACGGAATTACCGATCACCGCGTAGTCCTCGTGTTGCACAAAGCAATGATGCAGGACAAAGCGACGAAAGGCTCCAGTCAGAAGGTTCGCAAATCTGTTCCCAAAGTTGTCAAGTCTGGAACTCCTGAGTCTAAGAAACAACGGAGCACCAAGGCAGCGCAGGTTAAACGAGAGAGGCTGGCTAAGACGGGGAATAAGCAGGACGCGACTAGCGTTTTTCTTGACTTAATCTCTTAAAATAGGAGGCCATTATGGCACAGCCCACAGGTGTTTATGTAACCTTTTCCGCAGCGGGTCTGCGGGAAGACCTCGAAAATGTGATTTACGATATCTCTCCGACCGACACTCCCTTCATGTCGATGGGTGGTCGCACGGATGCGGTTGCTGTTAATCACGAATGGCAGACGGATGCACTTGCTGCAGCGTCGGCTACTAACTTCAACGAAGAAGGTTCGACGCTTACCGCTGCTGAACCGACCCCGACCACTCGCGTTGGTAACATCTGTCAGATCAGCCTGAAGACCACGCTGGTTTCCGGCACGCTTGACGCGGTGTCGAAAGCCGGTCGTAAGGAAGAACTGGCTTACCAGATGACCAAGCGCGCTTCTGAACTGAAGCGTGACATGGAAACCTCGCTGGTCGGCGTTAACCAGTCGAAGACGGCCATGGCGGCTGATACCACGGTTCGTAAGCTTGGTTCGCTTAGTTCCTGGGTCACCACCAATGCCAGCGTTGGCTCTGGTGGCACGGCTGCTGGTGCTGGCGGTAACGGTACTGCTCGTACCGACGGTACGCTCCGTACCTTCACTGAGTCGCTCCTGAAGGCTTCTATCCTTCTGGCGTATGACAACGGTGCCAACACCAAGTACCTGATGATGGCCCCGTCGCAGAAGCAGACCTTCTCCAGCTTTGTTGGTGTCGGCGGTGCTTCTGGCGTGTCCAACTTCAACGATGTTGCTGACCAGCGCATCATTGGCGGCATGGACATCTATGTCAGTGACTTCGGTGAGATGGCGGTTGTTCCTAACCGCTTCCAGCGTAGCCGTGACGTTTGGCTGCTCGACCCTGAGTACTATGGGGTTGCGTATCTGCGTCCGTTCTCGCAGCGTGAAGTTGCCTCCACGTCGGACGGCGAACAGCGTGCGATCATTGCTGAGTACACTCTTGTTGTCAACAACGAGAAGGCTCTCGGCGCGGTCTACGACGTTAACTAGTCTAATCGGGGAGGGGGCATTTAGCTCTCTCCCCATTTTAGAGGTTACCTATGCATAAAAATCCTATCCAAACTCAGTTTAACTATGACCACTCTGAGGACAAGGTTGTCCTTAAAAATACGCAGGACGTAAAGCCTATCCTAGAGATGAACAAAAAGGAAATGGCTGGGGACTCGCCTTACGGGCCGCAGAACAATCCTAACATGCGTAAAGTGGCTAGTATCCCTCTGGTCATTATTGAAAAGTGGAAACGTGAACTTGGCATCGACATCATGGACAAGAACGACATGCCAAAGATTAAAAAGCTTCTTAATGACCCTGAGTATCGTTGGCTTCGGACACATGAAAGCAACTTGTAATGGGCTTGGCTACTTATTCAGAGTTGAAAACTAGCGTTGCTAATTATCTCAACCGGGATGATTTGACCAGCGTAATTCCTGATTTTATCTCTTTGACAGAGAACCGCATGAACCGCGACTTGCGTGTTCGTGCAAACATGGTTCGGGCAAACACTACGACCACAAGCGGCACGGCGTTCTACGACTTGCCCAGTGATTTGATCGAACTTCGGAACATTACCTACAACTCTGGTTCTCAGGTGTATGCCTTGGCTTATCTTTCACCTGAGTCAGGTAGCCGCGAGTACGGCAACATTGTTTCTGGTGCTCCCAAAGCTTATACAAACTTGGGTAAGAACATCGAACTCTACCCAGCACCGGACGGTGAGTACACCATTGGTATCAACTATTACCAACAGTTGACACCGCTGTCCAACACGAACTCTACCAACAACATTCTGCAATCTTTCCCAGATTTGTACCTCTACGGTTCATGCTTGGAGGGAGCTACCTATCTTAACGATAGCGAACAGCTACAGCGTTTTGCAGGACTTTACCAGAAGTCTTTGGAAGACATCAAAAAGGCAGAAGATTCTGCTCGTTACAGCGGCACAGTTATGACCATGTCTGTCCAAGGTGATCCAGGTTCTCTTGTTCGTAGAGGTGCGTAATGGTTACAAGTTGGGTTTTAGATTTATTTAATATTATCCAAGAGCAGAACGGTAACCTTCTTACAGAACAAGGCGGCTTCTATATCTGTCTACAAGAGTTTGGCAGCACTGTTTGGGAAGAAGATACGGCAACCGGAAATGGCTAAAGAGCTTTTTGACATTAACGGACAGCAGACCGGCTTTTCTCTTAACACAGATTTGTCGCCCTACGACATGCCGCCTACGTTTTTCACAACCGCCAGCAACGTTCGGTTTGTGGACAAGAAGGCCAGCACCATTCTAGGCAACTCTCGCGTCTTCGGTACGGCTCTGGATGTACCGTACTGGATCATAAGCTGGACACAGGGCAGCACACCTCTGTGGATTTACGGCGGTGCTACGTCTCTGAACAAGATTGACGGTTCTACTCACTCTGACGTTACCCGCACCTCTGGGGCATACACCACCATTGCAGGGACTGCGAAGAACTGGCAGGGCGGTGTGCTTGGCGGTGTATTGGTAGCTAACAACACACTGGACGTACCTCAGAGCTTTACGCAGGGCGGCACAGAGTTTACAGACTTGCCCGATTGGCCCTCCACGCTTCGCTGTGAGGTCATTGTACCGTTTAGGAACCATTTGGTTGCTCTTAACCTAACCGACAGTGGCACCTCAAAGCCGTTTACAGTGCGCTGGAGCGACGCTATCCCTTCTGGGGCAGCTACCAACGGTGCAGACACTTGGAACACTGCCAGCACCGCCTCTGAGTCAGGAGAGGCTACCATAGGCGGTACTAAGGGTCGTATCCTTAACGCTCTGCCTCTGGGCAACGAGCTTATTGTCTACAAGGAAGACAGTGTCCACTCTCTGACCTATGTTGGCGGTACGTTTACCTTTAACCTTCGAGAGAAGTTCAAGAACACTGGTTTGTTCTCTAGGGACGCTGTTGTTGATCTGGGCGATGGTAAGCATGTGTTTATGTCCACCAACGATGTTGTGGTCACAAACGGTAACAGCCTGACAAGTGTCATTGACGACAAAGTCAAAACATTCTTGTTCTCTCAGATCGACAGTACCTATTATTACAAAACGTTTCTGGTCAACAACCGTATCCAAAACGAAGTCTGGATTTGTTATCCTCGCACAGGTGCCACTGGCGGTTTGCCAAACACCGCACTGGTTTGGAACTATAGAGACAATACTTGGTCCACCAGAGACCTTCCCAGTGTTAACTACATTGGCGTAGGCTTGGTAGACCCTGAGCTTACAAACACTTGGGCAGCGGCCACAGACACTTGGCAGAACAGCACCCTTGCTTGGACTCAGCAAACCTATAACCCCACGGTTGATTCTCTATTGATGTGCTACCCTGCAAGCACAGCAGGTGACAGCAGGTTCTTCTTGGCTGACTCCAGTACTACGTTTGACGGAGCAACCTTTGTAACAACTTTGGAACGAGTTGGACTACACGCTGGAAGAACTGACTCTGTTAAAGCTGTAAGTAGAATTTATCCTAGAATTAGTGGTACAGGATATGTTAAAATAAGTGTAGGGGCTGAACTAGAACCCTACGCTGGTGTTACTTATGCTGATCCAGTTGAGTTCAATATTGGCGTAGACAATAAAGTTGATTGTCGAGTTCGCGGTCGATACATCGCTATCAAGTTTGAACACGACACCGATACTTCCTTTGATCTTTCTGGATATGCAATTGAGTCCGAAGTGGTGTCGGATCGATGAGCAGAGAGTTCCTCCGGTTTAACCACGCTAACCCGCCCTCTGATCCAGAAGAGCTTCCAGGTTATCTCAACGAAACTTTTATCGAACTTGGTGCTGTTTTAGAGCTACTTCGAGACGGACACTTAGACGTAGTCTACGAAGCTCCTACGAAGCCAAGTCAGGGTGACATACGATATGCAGACGGAACTAGTTGGAACCCCGGAAGCGGAGAAGGTATATACTTTTACAACGCTGCCGGTTCATGGGTTAAGCTATAGGAAAGTAAATCCTAAGAGTAAAAACTTTAAGACAATAGTGGGCCAGTGTTGGGAGTACATAGAAAACTCCACGGAAAGAAACAACACAGACGTTATCAAAGCAGTAGATATTATCCAGCGAGTGGTAGA